GACGATGCGGAAATGCAAAAGCCAGGGGATATGGGCGCGCCGGCTAATGAGGTGGTAAATTGTAGGTGTGTTTTAGCTTTTCGGGTTTTATAAGATATTGAAGATATTTGATTTAATCCTCCTCCTCTATATCGTACAGACCCCTATCGTAATCCAGACACAGGACCTTAAGCACGTAAACAGGGTCTAACTGCCTAGCGTGGGTTGTGTTTAAGTAATAGACCATTTCGCGGGTATGCTTAACCCTGCGCGGGTATGACATTTTCCTATTCGTGCTAAACTTCTTCCGGATAATATTACAATACTTCTCGACTTGATCGCTAGTGGTCATTAATAGTTTTCCCCAAAGATACAGAAATACACCTCTAAATTCAATTAATTATTTTTGCCTCATATATTAAGGAATGTATAAAACGCAAGACTTTAGAGGGGTAAATCAAATCAAAGGCATAGACATGGCTAAGATGACCGTAGAAGGTTACTTAAGCGCGTTCGATGTAGTTGATAGCGATAACGATATGTTAATGCGTGGAGCGTTTAATAAGTCAATCCAAGAGCGCGGACCGAAAAGCCAAGGCAATAGGAAAATAGCATTTTTACGCGGTCACAATACAGATAAACCAATAGGTAAATTTCTTGAACTATACGAGGATGAAATAGGGCTTAAGTACGTGGCTCAAATGAGTCAAAGCACTTTAGGTAAAGATACCTTAATGCTAATTCAGGAGGGTATATTAAACGAGCATTCCATAGGATATATGCCAATGGCCGACAAAGAAAAATACAACGGGAAATTTAACGAGGTAAAAGAGGTTATGTTATTCGAGGGATCAGTATTGACCTTTGGAAGTAACGGAGATACACCTGTAGTTAATATCAAAAGCAGCCCCGAGTTAAGAGAAAAACAAAGCGTAAGCCTAGCGGCTCGAATGGATAAGATCACTAAACTAATTCGCAAAGGCTCAGGCTTAACGGATGAGATGTTTAACCTCTTAGAAATTGAGCTGTTTCAAATAAAATCTAGTTATGAATCACTTATTACAGAGCCGCGAAGCACTCAGAAGAATGAGCCGATTATAGATATTAGTAATATATCATTAATTTAATTAATCCAAAATCAAAGATGGATCCTAACGAACAAATTTCAGCTTTAGAAACGAAGCTAAAAGGTCAGATCGAATCAATCAACAATAACTTAGTTGAGAAGAACGAAGGCAAAGTAAAAGAACTAAAGAGCCAATTAGAGGGAACTCTAAACGCGTATAAAGCGGAGGTTACTAAGTCAGACGGTGATAAACAAAAGCAACTTGACACCCTAGAAATAGAGTTTAAGAAGCTTAAGAATGAAGGGGCCAGCGCAAACAAAGCTATGGTACTCTCTACACAAGGCCATTTGGCTAAGAGCTTTAAGGAGCAAGAAGCCGAAATTAAGTCTTGGAAAGAGCAAGGCTATAAAAGTGGGAGCATGGGTGCTTTCGAGATGAAAGCCGCGGCAAATATGACTTTTGGTACTGCAACCACTGGTCAAGTAGTGGATAATGCTTATGTCCCTGGTATCTTCGGGACTGTGCGCAGAAAAGAGCGTGTTCGCCAAGTATTAGCATTTGGGCAAATGACGGGTGACAACGTTCCTTATGTATTACAGACAGGTGGAGAAGGTGGCGCCAATAACGTTAACGGTGGAGCTTCAAAACCTCAGACTGATAAAGACATCGCATTAAAAACCGCTCCCGCTCGTAAGATTGCTCATTTTATCAGAACTTCGGAGGAGATTATTAACGATTTACCCGCTTTGTCTTCTTTCTTAACCTTCCAAGGTTTAGAGGATTTATACGACAAAGAAGATCAGCAATTACTATTCGGTACCGGAACAGGGTCTCCTTTACAATTAGAAGGTCTAACCGTTGGAACTGGCCTATTAACTGCCGCTAATGTTGGTCTTTCAGGAATTGCTAACGCCCAAGAAGTTGACGCGATTATTGCGGCCGCTGGTGCTTTAGCTGCCGTTGAGTACAACATGAATGCTATAATGATTCACCCGACAACGCTATACAAAATCATTAGCTTAAAGGCTACTGATGGCGATTACCTAAAAAGAATCAACTTTACCGCTGATGGCCGTCTAGTTGTGTTAGGTATTCCTGTATTCGTTTCTACTGCCGTAACCGCTGGATCGTTTATCGTAATGGATAGCCGTGCAGGTATGGGATATCAACGTGAAGCGCCAAGTGTACGCTTTTACGATCAAGATGCTGATAACGCGACTAAAAACTTGATTACTATTGTAATTGAGGAAAGACTCGCGTTAGCCAAGCCTTACCAAAATGCTGTCTTTTTTGATACTTTCTCGGATGTGATTACTGCTATTTCTTAATAGCCTTACCCGACAAGAAATTAAGCCCCGCCATAGTGCGGGGCTTTTTTGTTACTTTTGTTTAAAATAATTACTATGATAGTTGAAACTGTTAGAGGACACTTAGACCCAAACCACGAGATGAAAGCAAAGGGTGACAAGTACGAGGTGAGCGATATGCAAGGCCGCTACTTAATATCTATCTGCGTTGTTCGTGAGTCTATAGCTAGCGCAAAAGTAACCAAGCCATTAGAAGCGCTTAAAACTAAGCCTCTAAAAAAGCTCAATAAAAAATGATTATTCAAAACCAATTAGTAAGCGAGTCAGGAAGTGAGCCGATTACATTAGCCCAATTGAAGAACTTTATAAGAGTTGACTTTACAACCGATGACGATCTAATAACTGCTCTTATAACATCGGCAAGGATGCTAGTTGAGCAGTTTATAGGACAAGCTTTAATCACTAAGTCACTAAAGACTTATTTCTATGATTTTGAAGCGTGGGACACAGAAGGAACTTATTACAACTTAGTGCTGCCATTCAGCCCAGTTACAGCGGTGAGCGCGGTTAAGATCGTAGGGGTAAACGGTGTGGAAACAGCGACAACCGACTTCGTAAGCACTGGTTTAGAAGTTAAGAACATTAGAGTAAACAGAATACTATCTTTAACTTCTGGCACTAATCAAGGTTACATAGTAGAGTATACAGCAGCTAACGCAGCAATAGCAGAGCCTATTAAGCAAGCTATTAAAATGCTTGCAGGTGAAATGTACGAGAACAGGCAAGACAGCGCAGTAGACGTATCGATTTCTTCTTTACCTTATAGCGTGACGGCTATTTTAAGACCGTACAAAAAAACCTTTATTTAATGCCAAAAAGCGTAAACATAGGAAAAATGCGTGAGCGGATCCGCTTCGATATTCAAACCAAGACATCAGACGGTCAAGGCGGGTTTACCACAAGCTACGCGGAGGAGTTTACCGCCTGGGGAAGTGTGCGCGAAACGGGAGGAGATAGAGAAATGCGAACTAATCAATTAGCGTACAATGTCGCTTACGAGATTATAGCAAGGTATAGGAATGGAGATAGTGCAGAGCCTTTAAACAAGTATAGAATCGTTTACAATGGCCTTAACTTAACTATTCACACTATCCTAACCAATGACGAGAGTACTGTTAAAATTATTGCTTATTCTACGGGCGTATGATTACGGCAACAATTAAAAGAGCTGAGATTAACAGGATTAGTCATATGGCTAGGAAGTTTAACGCGGTAGCTAAGGCCTCTGTGGCTAAAGAACTTGCACGATCCGCCTATAATATTGATGCAGGCGCAAAACGTAACGCGCAGAAAAACATTACTAATGTAGGGGGTTTAATCGGTCAAATTAGAACCGAGCCAGTAGGAAGTGATGACCTTACTTGGGTTAATCGGTCAAGCGCTAACTACTCCGCTTATATTGAGTTTGGAACAGGCAAGAAAGTAAATTTATCACACTTAGTAAAAGCGGGTTTTCCAGCCTCTTGGGCTATGCAGTTCAAAGGAAAGGGTATTAAAAAATTAAACCTACAACCTAGACCGTTTTTGTTTCCTGCTATTAACGCGGAGCAACCAAAGCTAAAAACGAGATTAATCAAAATACTAAGACACAATGCAAAAAAGTTTTAAAATAGTTGTGTTTACCCCTGTATGGGGCCGCCATGAGGTCTTGGACATTTGGCAAAAAGGAGTGGAGAGA